GCCCGTTCGACAACCGGCATCGACGCGAGGGTGTCCCCCTCAGGGGGCCTCAGCGGATGCGGGATGACGTTCCCCGGACCTCATCATCACGGCCCTGCCTGAGCCGCAATGAAGCGTGAATCACCGCTCCGTGGGAAACCACGGAGCGGCAGTTGTTTCGGTTTGCCGGTGGTTATCCGATTTGATAACCAACAGCAACAAAGTGCAACTTATAGTTCCACTTTGCTGTCGATCAGAAGTTGAACTTCTTGGTCTTGCACAGCCAGTAGCCAAAACCGGCACCGGCACCAAACACGAACGCAGCGACCATGATTTCGGTGAGCATCACTTGATCTCCTTCTGGGCGTCTTTGAACGCCCGGTCCCAGAGCGGATCCGCCCTCTTGGCGGCAATCCACTCCCTAATGGTTTCTGGCTTCTCTTGCGAAAGGGCTGACGCTGCCAGCGTCGCGTCGGCCTTGGTCTTGCGAGGAATCCACCCGAGCACGGCTCGAATCCCGCTGCCAATCCCGGTTTGAGCCAGCAACACCACCACGGCGATCAGCACCGCGGCGATGGCTGCCCATTTCAGGAAGTCCATAAGGTCAGACGGCTTGTTCTGGACGTTCGGGAGTTCCTTGTGAATCCCGGCGGCGAGCCCATCAATCTTGCTTGCCCTTGAGACAACCTCGTCGTCCCCGATTTCTTCTCCGTGAATAACCAACTCACGGGCTTCTTCCCGGATTGAGTTGGAAGACACCGCGATGCGCTGAACCGGGTTACACCCGGAAAGCAGCACGGCAAGGAGGACGATCCGAATCATCAGTCTGAGACAAACTGGGACGACGCCATCTTCCGGGCGACTTCCTGCCGATACGCCGGATCACGCTGGTATCGGGGGTCTCGCATGGCCGAAACCATCTCCGACTTGCTTCGGAATCCTGCGGGGGTGGCAACCGCCTTGCCCTCAATTCGGACCGGCTGGCCGCCCTCAGCAGCGAACCTGACCGCGAGATTCTTGACGGCAAAGGCTGCGGCCTTCATGTCACCGGATGCCATGATTCCGTTGAATGCCTCCTGCTCGTCTGCGGACAGCGAGGAGGAGGCCCACTCAATCACCTGCTGATATGAGTCCCGCCCACCCACCTGTGCGTAAACCGCCTCGGCCTGGCGATCAGCGAGGGCCTTCTGCCCCTCAATGTAGGCGTCTACCACCTGCTTGCTCAGGCCAAAGTTCTTGAGCTTGCCGTAGGACTCTTCTGAAAGAGCGCCTGATGTCCGGAACTCAGACACGAACGAGTCAAGAGCCTCCGTCCCGATGAGCTTCTCCGCAGACTCACCCGGCTCTTCCTCGGGCTTCTCAGAGGACCCGAGCTTCTTCTGAAGTTCAAGGTATGCCTTCTCGAGTTCCTGAGCGTCCTTGAACTTTCCCGCAAGCGGTGCGGGCGGCTCCGGGGCAGCCGGCGGCTGGGAAGCCGATGCAGCTGCGTCACCGAAGTCGCCCGCCGGCTCATTGGCCTGCGCCGCCTGCTGGGCTGCGGCCTCAGCGCGGGCGATGTACGCCGCGTCGTTGGGGCCCGTGGAAGGGTCGGTCGTGAACACCGGGGTCGATTCAGCCATTCATTGCTCCTTGTCCCTGGGGCATCTGCTGCCCGATCAACTTCGCTCCACCCTGGATCACCGAGGGCCCGAGCTTCTCCGTCATGGCCTGCTGCTGCGCCTGCTGCGCCTCGGCCTGCATCTGCTCTTGGCTCTTGACGAGACCGTTGAGGTCCAATCCAAGACTCGAGGCGCGGCGGACGAGGTAGCCCTGCACGTCGAGGTACTGAGCGACCACCTGCGGCCCAAGCGCGTCTCGGATCCCGGCAAGGAAGATGTCGAGCTTCTGGAGGTCCTGCCCACGCCCGAGTGCATCCAACCCCGTGACGATGATGGGCCGGACAACACCCTTGGGAAGCCGGCGGACCCGCTTCTTGCGGAGCATCTGGTTCATCACTAGAGTCACCAACGGCTGACTCAACTCTTCGCTCAGAGTTGCGAACACACCGCCGAGGCTCGACTCAAGCTCGGCAATCATGGCGCGAATCTCGGTAGCGGTTACCCGCTCTCCTCCGCGCTGGACCGACGTGTTCAAGAGGAACGCCTGACCGAGCCGCTCCTTGATCCCATTCATGGTCTCAAGAGCGACTCGGAAATCGTTGTACTTCTCCACCTGAAGAACGCCAACGTCCTCCGGGTTGCCTTCGCGGATGGCGCCATTCGGAGCATCCTGCAAGGTCCGTGCTGCGGTGAGTCCGTTGGGATTCACCAGGAACAGGATTCGGGATGCTGCGAGACTTGCCTCGACAATGCTCCGAGTGAGCGCCTCGAGGGAGATGAGGTCACCGAGGTACTCCTCGACGAGACCACGGCCGTAATCCTCGTTTGCCACCCGGTTCCAGCGGAGAACGATGTACGGTAGATCATCCGTGGAGTAGGTTCGGCGGCTCCCAGGAACCTCCATTCCAAGCACTTCCTGCCACGTCTCAAACCCCTTCTCGCGGCGACAGACGGCGGTGTAGACGTCAATCTCCCGCTGAGAGTCACCGTACTGCTCCACCGCAAGCGCACGGATATCCGGGGGCAACGCCTTGACCGACGCCGTCTCCTTGGTGACAAGGTGGATCACGTTGTCCGAGGCATCCCGCTCAACCGAGTAGTTCTCAAGCCCCCGGAACCGCCACTTGCCATCGGTGTTGAGCTCAAGGAGACCGTTACCCGCGATCAGGAGATGGCGCATGGCCTCATACATGACGGGCCGCGTCTGCATCCCCTCAATCTCATCCATGATTTCCCGCTCCATTTCGGAGAAGGCATAGTCCAACTCGGAGAGCATCTCCTGCGAATCCGCCTGCCGGATTGCCTCCCGACTCATGGTGAACCGGAAGAACGGAGTATTCGGGGGGAGCAGACTCAGGAGCAGCTTGGCCGCAAGGTTGTTCACACCCCGCGAACCAAGGCTGTTGTAGGGGGTGGGAAGCGCCGTGACCGAACCCGACCCTGCCGGCGGGTACGCGAAGGGGAGCGTCAGGGCGGCACACTCCCGCGCCCGGTTGACATACGACATCTTCCCGGCTTCGAGATGAAGCCAGAGGCTCTTGGCTGATTCCATTGATTTCTTTAGGTGCCCGGGATCTGGGCCCCGGTACCACCGGCTTCGCCCATCGGGATCGTCAGGAGGTCAAGCCCGAAGCCGCCCTTCCGCCGCTTCGACCGGGTCGCCGCCGTGGGCGTCATGGACTCAGTCATCTTCACCGGAGCCGGCGGCGGAGGCGGCGGGGGAACCGGCTTAGGAATGCTCGGGCTGCACACGGGTCTTCTCCTGTTGTTCCTTGGATGTCTTCTCGAGGAATTGAATGACAGACCAAGCCCCAACGCGGAACCAAACCTGACGATCTGAGTCGTCAAGTTTGGGCACCGGAACAGGGAACCTCTTCTTCAATGCGTCCACCATTGCGGGGTGGATCAGCGGTAGGTCATCCATGGTTGTCCATAGGTGCCCCGGAGGTCTCCCCAATATCGTCCAACGAACCGGGAAGGCGCCCCTCCTTGATCCGGTCAAGCGTCCAAATGAACGCTGCGAGATTCCATCGACAAGCCAACAGGTGCGGCTCGTCTCGGTGTCCAGCCATGTACTTCGCAAGGTGACGGCAGGCCGAGTCGAGGTAACGGGAGAGCGGCTGGCCCTTCTCCCAGTTACGGTCGCCGTACTTCTTCGCGCCCAGCTCGATGTACTTCGCGTCGGCCCAGACGACGTCCCACGGCAGGAGGTCGAACCTCCCCTTGCCGTCTCGGGTGTCCCGACGGCTACCCGTGTCCCAGGTCTGGCGGGAACCGGAGTCCTTCAGGGTCATGCCATCTTGGTGGTACTCGCTCATTCGCCCTCCCTTTGAAATTGACCAAGTGCTCCACCGTGATCCCGCAACTCTCGGCAGTATTCATCCGCTTCCCGCCTCGCCTCGTCGCGCTCGGCGGTGATGGTTGCGTTCTCCTGCCGCAGTCGCTTGTTTTCCTGCCATGCCTTTTCGAG